AGAAGATTGCATTCCAGATGACTTATGACGCAATCATGAAGACTCTTGGTGAAGAAGCTAAGAAATATCTTAGTTCTGCAGTTGGTGATTTGAATAGCTATATCACTAATGTTTACAGTACTTTCAATAGCATTTGTGATATAGCTATTCAAATCACCAACTGCAGAACTAAGATATTTCTTAGCTTCTTCACCAAGAGTCTTCATGATTGCGTCATAAGTCATCTGGAATGCAATCTTCTGTGCCTCAGCATCAAACTTGCCTTGTGCTTTTAGAGCCTCAACATAAGTTTGATTAGTAGCAATAACAGTGGTTTGAATAGTATCATTAAGCATATCAATATACTTCTTATAAGTATCATTATCATTCTTCTGCTTGAGTTCATCTGCCTTAAGGTTTACAAACTGGCAGAAGTACTTTACTAAAAGTCCAAGCAAAGGAATGAGAACTACCTTAAAGAGTTCACCAATAATTACTGTCCACTCCATAGTTTCACTCCCAATTTAATTCATTTGGCTCTGCCGCAGCATAGCCTATACAAATAGCATCAGCTTCATCTTGCGTGCAAGTTTTTCCAAATTGTTCTTTAACCCACTGCTAAGCAGCGCGTTTCTAGCTAGCTCTATCTTTTGCATTACCTTTTAATAGTTTACAACTTGATCGCCACTAATTTGGAGAAATGATTTCAAATGGTATTTTCTTATAATAGCATGTTTCAATGATTGCTCCTTGAAGCTGTGCTAATGCTTTAAATGTTTGTACATTATTGATCATGCCTTGCATCTGTATATCTTCGAATACAATTTTGTCAGGCTTGTGTTCAATTATAAAAATCTATATCCAAACACAAACTTTATGTATCCTCTATAAGATGTTATCATCGTCAAAACTAAATTTTCCGAAATCGGTCAACTAACCATCTTGCCATAGAGACCATCCTGTAGTATGTGTCGCTTGATCAAGCGCCAGAATTACCATCAGTAGATCCAAAACCACCCTCACGTTCGCCATTTGCCGCATCGTCTGTCGTTGTTCCATATTGGAGGAAGACACCTTGACCGATACAGTCGCCTTTCCTTAATTCTATATCGAAGGGTAGTAAGTTAATAATCTGGAAATAGATATGGCCTTCATTGTCTGGATTATTATAATAATCTGCATCAATAATACCAACACCATTGCCCAAGATTAGCCAATGTTTTAACGGAAGGCTAGACCGCACACTTAACTGTAAGTACCAATCATCCGGCATTTTAGCTTTTACACCTGTTGGTACAAGCGTAACTTTTTTATTATACTTCTTAGTAAAGATTGCAACTTTACTTAAATCATATGGCATATCTTTCTTAAAGTCCTCAAAAGATTGATAATATGTAGCTATATCTTTTGCTAACTCATTCGGGAAATCTACAACCATACTATCATAATAACTCGGAATAACCGTATCTTCTGCGACATAGAAATCATATCCCGCAGAAGATTTAGTTTTCCGATTTGGAATTATAATATCCGGATCATCTTGATACTTAGTTATTTTTTCAAACTTTGCATCAATATTCATATCTTACCTGTACTCCACTAATAGGATCTTTCTCTGTGTTAATAACTTTCTTTACTTTAACAACCTGATATTCTTCTTCTGTTTTCTTATTATATTTGGTTGTATACTGAAAAGACTGAAGTTCATATTCTGCTGCTGCGTTCATTTCATCGCGCATTTCAAGTGCTTCATTTACTGTATCGACTCTATAAGTTTCCGTTACATTTAAAAGATAGCGAGCCATATTTTTCTCCTTATGAATTAATTTCAAATACACAATTATTATATGAAAATTGTGTGCTTAAATGATTACTAATTGCATCTGCTAAACCAAGACCAGAAGCATTACATAATACATGATCAATCTAACCGCCTTGAATAGTTGCACTAATAGCTTCTACCAAACGCTCAGGATCAGTTATATGAAACTAAGTTTCTCTTGGCTGGCCATTATCATCTAGATAAAAGAAAACAGATGGGCCAACCGGATCATAATTAAAATAACCGTATTTCAATATAAAACAACTCCTTGATCATATGGGAATAAATATGCAACAGATGGTTGCTTGTCCCACATGCCCCAAATTTCTATCGCACCATTTTCATCAACATCAATGGCACGAATATCATTATCACCATAATAATTGGTGAGAATGTCTTTTACTGCGGCAATGAAACTATCAGCTTCATCATTAGTATTCTTTACTCTCTTTTTATGATCACGGGTAAACATTGTATAATAGTGTTGCTCATGATTCAATAGAACAAAGAACATTGCAGTTGGATGTTCATAAACATATTTTAGATACCAGTCACGCACATTCTCCAATGCTTTATTAATAGCCATGTTATTCATTCTCTTGAGACCGCTTACGAGATCTTTATTCATTTGATACATGGACAATTGCGCGACAGGCTTTTGGGCAACCTCTGGGCTATTTTTTAATTGTTGTTTAAGATAATCTATATATTCAGCTTCTTCCATGAAGCTGTCATCATTCTTCTCTATCTCTGACATTAGGAATTGCCCTCCCATAGTTCTTATCCGTAGTTAAATTATACCAAAGATTTTTTTCATGGTCAAGCGCCCAGATTTCTTGATTTGAACTTCCACGATATGGAAGCGTAATGTCCCTTTTCTCTTGAACAAATGGGCCCGAGATAATTCTATTTGCATCATGTAGGATCATATTAAGATGTGGATGGCTTGCGCTGTAGCTTAATATTTGATCCATCTCATATCCGCTCCATATCCAAATTTGAATTCCAGGATATGCTTCACGAACTGTACGAACAATCATAGCAGTTAAGAATTGATTCTTTGGATGTAGCGGTTCTCCACCTAATACCGCAAAATTACGAGTTATACCATTTTTTTTAATACCTGCGAGAATATTATCCATAGTTTCTGCAGTAAACTCATAACCGCCTTTAAAATCCCAGGTTTCAGGGTTGTGACATCCTGGACAATGGAATTCACAACCCTGTGTATAAAACGAAACACAAAGTCCAGGCGTCGCAGCGGTATCATCATATATAATACCAGCGTAACGCATTATTTACTCATCCTTCCTGTGTGTTTCACTCTTTCTTCAGTTTCCTTTTGCTTGCCCCAATTAAAGGCAGTTTTATAATTCCCAGTGAGGTAACCAGTGACTCTTCTGAGCTGTTGAATGTGATGGCTACCGCAGATAGGACAAGTATCGTTAAACTCGCCTGTATACCCACATTCAAGGCAGGTATCATTGGGCACATTAATAGCAAAATAAGGTATATCATGATCCATAGCATAGTTTACAATCTGCTCCATTGCTTCAAGATTATTCATGATACCGGTTTCTAATTCAACATAGGTGATACAACCTGCGCTACTATAACCGGTTAATTGTGATTCAATATCAATCTTATCGAGTACACCAACTTCTTCCCATACTGGTACATGAATACTATTAGTAAAATATTCATGATCAGATACATTGGGAATAATTCCATAACGATTACGGAATTTTTTCATAGCAGTATAGCAAAGATTTTCAGCAGGAGTATAATATACACCAAAGTTTAATTTATATTCTTGCTTATATTGAGCGCAACGTTCCTTAAAAAGTTGCTCAATTTTCTTTGCATACTCCATACCTTCTGGATGGCATTGATTTGTATTGAAAAGAATTTCAAGAGTTTCAGCCAAACCAAGTTGACCAATTACTATAGTACCATGTTTAAGTGCAGAACGAATACCCTCTTCCGGCACATACCCAGCCATAGTGCCATTTTCATACATGAACTGTGCGGAACGAGGATCTTGTTTACAGATATACTCGAATCGCTCGAGCAGCATATCTTTTGCCTCTTCAATTTTCTTGTCAAGAATTGCCATAAAAATTTCGAAGAGTGCGTTCGGATTGCCGTCATCGTCCCCGTGCGTGCCAGCCTTTACGGACTCTTTAGCCATCATTGCTAATGTAGGCATTATAATGGTTACTGGACATATGTTTCCTCGTCCATCTTTGAGTTGTCCGAAGCCATTAATATCAAAACCATTTGCCGTTCTGCATCCCATTGTAGAGAAATATGTCCGCGGGTCATCAGGGTCATATCCTGCATTTCCTGACCAGTCCACATTGGCATAGTTAGGGTATAACCGCCTTGCAGTTGATTCTAAAGCGAGTTTAAAAAGGTCATAATTGGGATCTCCAGGTGCACGATTAACTCCTTTCATGCATTGGAAAATTCCACATGGGAAAATTGGTGTACGATGAAGTTTACCAACACCCTTAATAGAACCATCCAATAATGCTTTAATTACCATTCTACCTTCTGGTAAAGTACAAGTTCCATAATTAATAGAAGTAAATGGAAGTTGATTTCCACTACGAGACTGTAATGTATTAAGATTATGATACATTCCTTCAACCGCTTGATTTAGTTCACGTTCGGTCATCTTCATAGCATAATCCCACACATGTTCATCATAAGCTTTCCATTCTGGATCGGTAATACTCCAATCTTTTCCATTGATAATCATATTATCAATTTCATAATCAATATCTTCTGCAGGAGCATTATTTATGAAGTGCCATCCATCACGATAATGTTTAGCAAAGCTAAGCCGCACATATGGCACCATGGTCCAGTCTAAGTGACTAGCGCTAACACCGCCAAACTGTTGTAAACTCTGTAATTGGAAAATAACAGCAATAAGCTGAAATGCAGTATTGATACTGCGGGCAGGTCTAACATCGGTTTGGCGAGTATTAAATCCTTTTTTGAGCAAATCATCAAAAGGAATAGTTAAACAATTGTGCATACCAACCGCATATGCATCAAGATCATGAATATAAACCATATTACCTTCATGATTTTCTCTTGCCATGTCGCTTACACAATAGTTAAGTGCATATTCTTTCATAATAGCAGAATCAGTTTCTCCTTTACGGCCACCAAATGAATATTCATCAACATTGGCGTTCTGATTCTGAACATTAGTTGCCTCAATTTTATCTTTTAATCTAAGATAAAAATCATCACGTTGTTCGCGAATTACTTCTTTCTTATAACGATAACGAACATATTTACGAGCTGTCTTTGGGTCATATTTCATTAAGAACTCTTCGACTTTATCTTGGATTTCTTCAACTGAAATATCATAAGCTTCGTTCTCTTCTTCCATATATGTAACAATATCTTCCACGTATGGCGGGAACGGCTTTTCTGGTGCATAGTCTGGATCCCAATATGCACGAGCGATCGCTACGCGGATCTTGTTTCCATCGAACTCTACTTTTCGACCATCGCGTTTTGTAATCAATATAAAACCTCCTCTTTAAGGCGTATAATATATTTGATTTCTAAACTATATATATTATTCATTTTCGACCAACTGCACATCATTTAGTATACGATGGAAACAATTAATTAAATCTTTCTCATCTTCATTCCATAGAATTTGTATATCATCATCTTCAAGCCATTCAAAATCTTCTTCATCGGCCTGATAGCGACGAACTATTTCATGTACATCTGGGTCATTTTCTCTGTTTAAACTTCTTAATAATCTTGTCTTATCTTTACATTTAATATAATAAGGCAAGAGAATAACATCCTTATCAAACTTAACGGTTTCCCGCAAGCAATCATATCCTTCAGGATTCCATACCCCAACGTTAATTCCATCTACAAGAGCAGACTTCATAGTACCATAATGCCAATCATTAAAATATGTGGCCTCAAGCATATCACCATTCATTACTCTGTGCGCGAACTCGTCCGGAGTAAGGAAGAAGTAATTAACTCCTTCCTTCTCATAATCCCGCATAGGACGAGTTGTGCAAGAGACTACATTATGCCAGTCAGCATGATGTGAAAGTAAATATGCTAAACTGTCTTTACCTGCTCCACTCTTGCCGACTAGGCATATTATAATCTTACGAGACATCTTCTTCGCTTTCTCCTTGCGCTCTTTCACTTCTCAATGTTATGCTACCATTAGCAAATACTTCATCAATTTTATAAATCTGATGACCAGGGGTACCGCTGTACTTTTTGCTTACAAACTCAGTGCCACGGCGCATACCAGTTACAACCAACAAACTTCCTCTTTTGAACCAAGAACGTTCTACAATCTGTTTTGTTCCATCTGCTCGACGCTGACTGATCTGTCGATCGAACATTGCAAAGAACTCTTTATTGAACTTAACTGTTACAACACTATTATCTGCTGCCAATAGTGTGATTGTAGATTTCATTTTATCTTTTGCTACTACTGTGCCGCAGATTCTATTCAAACGATAAATCGGGATTCGACCACGCCATAAACTTTCTACAACCGGTTCTTCTGGAAGAACTTTGTAATCACTTAATCCATAACGTGTCTTATTTACTCCAGCCAATTCATGTTCATGATCATAGAAACACATAACATCCATTTCCCAGCTGGAATAATTTCCTTTTGCATATTTTTCCCAATCGGCTATAAAGATTTCTTTATTCAATCTATACAATACTTCATTCTGATTTTCTTTCATCCATTCGCGTACTTTATCCATTTCACTCTGATAAATCTTATCCCATGTCTTAATATCTAATTTTAGATCACTATCCATGGGAACATCATATCGACCATTAATAAAGTTTAATGCACGATTGTCCAACTCATAGAAATCTCCATGTTTACATTTATCTTTTAAATATCTATTGAACTCAAAAACTTTACGCTGATCATTTAATTCATCCGGAATCATATTTCGCTGAATCAAACCATTCATATTTTGCAACGTGATCCGTTTCTTCTTGTCACAAGTTGCGAATATATATTTTGCCATGATAGATTTTCTTTCACCAAATTTATCAAATGCACCAGACTTAATTAATGAGATCATTGGTTGCTTACTCAATCTTGTCTTATTACAGAAATCTTCAAAACTCTTATATGGACGATTTGCAATGATTTGTGCAATAACATCTTCACCAACATTTAACAAACCTTTCATACCGAACATGATAGCATTATCTGCTGCATTTGGTGTGAATCCATATTGTGAGATATTTATGTCAATCGGTAGAACCTTAATTCCACGACCTTTAATATCATTAACTGCTTTTGCAATTTTTCCATAGTTAGTTTGGCCTTTTTCTTCTGGATCAACTGCACCGCTATTGACAATCAAACAAGCAGAGTTCCAATAGACTGAGTTAAATTGTGTTGCCAATATAATTGTTTGAATACCAACAAAACTATATGGCAAACTGTGGTTCAAACTAAATGCATATCCAAGTTGAGGACGAACTGCAACTTCCCAAATATAATCTGCATTCTGACCAATTGCATCATACACCTTTTTTCGCAGTTCAGGAATCCGTTTCTGTTGTTTTTTCGCAACAATCTTTCTTGCATCATTCGCATCTTTTAATGAAAACTTTGCGATATCTGGATCCATTAAAATCTGCATCATCTGCTCTTGAATTGCACAACAGCCATAATATGTATCACAATACTTATGCATTGCTGCGATCATTTTTTCTGGAAGACCATTT